TGCGATTTGACGTTATTTGCATTCATAATATATAATATAACAGGTATATATGTTAAAAGTTTCGGGCTACGGGTGCGACCCGCCTCTAAACTTGAATGCTTGGGCACGCCTGCCCAAAAGTGGGTCATGGACCCACAAAGGCCGCATCTCAGCGGCCAGCAAGCGCGTGCTCACGCACGCTTAGACCCGCGTTTGCTCACGACGCGGGCCCGCTTCTCCTCCCAGAGTTTAAGAAGCTCAGAGTACTCCTTCTCGGTCTGCTTAGATTTTCTAGCAGGCTTCGCCCAATTCTTGGGGTCCTGGAAATCAGTGCTCTGAACAGGTGCCACCTTTAGTTTGGGTGCACCAGAACTGGCCGGTTTGGGTTTCGGCCATTTGTCCACTCGCTGTCCATGTGCGCCCACGATAGGTACTAGGGCATCAGCCTGTGCCACAACTACCTGGGCATACGTAGGCTGGGACTCAGCGAGTGAAGGCTCAGCCACAACAGCTGAAACTTCGCCTTCTCCCTTGGGTACTTCACCAAGGGCTTCCGCTTCCCAAGCGTCAGTTGGCTTGGGTGCAGGCAACATCAGCTCATCGCCGACTACGCACGCCACTTTGACAGCAGGATAACTGTCTGGACTAGCAGTGCAGAGTGGTGCTCGTAACAGGGCCGAAGCATCCCCTCCATCCCTGACCTCTTGGATCCAGGTGTTGAACCGATCAAAGTCGAAGTCTGGCAAAAACTTGTTAAAGACATCGAGCATCCAACCGGTCCCTGAGTCGACATTTGGCCAGTTCGACTCAACTGGGCATCTACCATCCCATGGTGTCAATACCCCATCCACGCACTCCCCTAAGAGCTCGTGGGAAAGTTGGGCAATATCACCAATTACTGGTGAATTGCGGTCCATGCGATAATACCCTGACATACGTTCGCCGAACCTTATTAATGGATCATGTAATTGGGAAGGCCCCACCCACAACTTACTAAGTAAGCGGGAGGGGTTGGCCATGGAGCTAGCATCTCCATTCCAAACGTCAGGGCCGAATTGTCGATTCAAAAAATTGACTCCCAACTCGCCTCTGGCAACAACTTCAATCTCATAGTCTTGCCCCATCATGGTGGCACTAGTCTTTAGGGCGGTCGGGTCGACTGGTCCTTCCAGACTATCGTCACCTCCATAAATACCCAGACATTGCCATGCTTGCTCAGGAGTGTATTTGACTCCATCTTTCAAGGTGTTTCTCCAAGCGCAATAACCGATAAAGCAACCTAATGCTGAATTGAAGTCGGAAGTCTCGATCGAACCAGATCCACGTCCATAACCGGAGTGGTACCGCCTACCCTCAGCTGTAGTGCCGGGGAGTGCTATCTGCGCATTTAATGCCTCATTGAGTCGCCCATGGTATTGTGGCTCAAAGAAGCGCAGCATAATAGCTCGCTCGAGAATGCGAGGCAAGCGTTTGACATGTCCATCAAAACGCGAGCCATCGGCTAAGACTGAGTGAGAAGCACGTTCGAGTATTTCACAAACGCGCTTAGCATTCAATTTGGGGGTGGTGTTAAAGGCAAACCAAAGTTGGTCCATCATCA